TTGCGCGTGCGTCGCGGCGCGCGTGCGGGCGTTAGTGGCGCACGCGGTATGGTAGGCGCATGCGTCGCACGCGTCATTGGATGCAATGAAGCTGTAGATATCGGCCTTAACGCACGCCTCGTTGGCGGCATTGTCGGCGGCGATCGCGATGGCGGTGGCGGCGGCAGCGGCGTCCACGATGATGGATATCACGGTGCGGTCGATCTCGTGGGCGATCGCTATCATGGCATCGGTCTGGATTCGGGATGCACTCGCGTTGGAGCGGACCGCAACGTGAGCAAACTCTTCTGCGACGGCTTTCGCTTTTTTGGCGCGGGCGAGGGTGTAGTCGGCCATATTCACATCGGTAGGCATGATACCCGGCATACGATTGAATTTGAAATACTTATAATCGTTTACCATCGATTTTTTTTTACATGGGTCATCTGAATTTTACCAAATCATCTCTGTCAATCCAGTCTTTTGTAGTGGTATGTATGGTATACATATTATACATTTTAAATTGTTATAATGCACCCGGTGGTGCATATGATGGTCCGGTGGACCGTGTTTCATTCAATCGTGGCAACAGCTGCGCGCAGCTGCACGTGCAGAGCGTTGATTGCGCGGGCTCTGCGGCAACCGTCGTTTGCTCTGTCCGCGTTGTAGTGAGAGTTAAGCAACGCTTGGTTCACCCGGGTGGCGCAGGCGGCAGCGTGATCGTCACGGTCCATCGTGGGAGGGGTAGCGGATGTGGTGCGTTTCAGGATGGGACAGCGATGCATTATACGAGGCAATCGAAGTGAATCGAAGTGAATAAGAATTGAATATAGATTACCATCGATTTTTTTTTTTACAAACTAACCTAAAACTAAACCTATATATTATATATATGCTATCAAATAAAAGTATCAAAACAATATATCACGTTGCCGATATTCACATACGCCCCCTTAAAAGGCATAATGAATATCGCGCAATATTCAGTAAACTTTATAATGAAATCAAAAAAGACCCCGACGATTCACTTATTGTCATATGTGGAGATATCGTCCATGAAAAAGACATGATTACGCCAGAACTTATTATCTTAATTCAAGAATTCTTAATTGAATTATCAAATATAACTAACGTTGTATTATTTAGTGGTAATCATGATTTAATCGAGAATAATCTCGAACGCATCCCTAATTTGGAGGCACTTACGCCTAAATCGCCTAATATTCATTACCTGAAACATACCGGGGTATATGAATTCGGCAATATTATATTTCATCTTAAAAGTCTCGAAGATAATAAACCAATGCCATTGCCGTTAAATAAAACTAAAATCAACATTGCTCTATATCACGGAATGCTCCAAGAAATCGGTCATTCGACAGGTAGTTATTCAGTCAATGATTTTAAACAATATGACATAACACTACTGGGGGATGTCCATAAACGACAATTCTTAACAGATACCATTGCTTACCCCGGTAGTCTAATCCAGCAAAACTACGGGGAGGAATATGATAATCATGGATTTATTAAGTGGGGTATAACCAATGAACGTGTCATAACATCTACAATACATGACATTCATAATGAATATGGATTTGTTAATATCTACGTTGTTAACAATGAGTGTAATATCCCCGAATCATTGCCTAAATACGGTAATATTAAATATAAACTAACCAATAGTGATAACATCGATAAAATCAAAGAACATATCGCGTCTAAAACAAATATCCAGAGCTATGAGGTAATTCAATTCAAGAATACGCAAACAAAGGTTGAATATGATGAAGATTTTTGCAAGAATATTGATGACCAAGAAGTTATTAAACGCGAATTAAAACAAGGTGATTTATGCGACATTCTCGATCTAGATAAAGAAATTAAAGCAGAGTGTGACTTCAAGCAAGATAATGATATTTCTAAATATAAATGGTCTATTAAAAGTTTGGAATTTATGAATCTATTTATTTATGGTGGCAATATTAAGAATAAAATCCTATTTGAAGAAAAAGACGGAGTAATTGGTATTCTTGGAAATAACGCAATTGGTAAAAGTACTATTTTTAATATTATATTATTTGCGCTATATGATAAGATTTCGACCGAATATAATATTACCAATGTATTGAACAAAGATAGTAAGAAACTACATATTAAACTTGAATTCACAATTGGGAATGTGTTGTATACCCTTGAAAAAACAGGCAGTGTCCAAAAAACAAAGAGTGGAGTGTTATCAAAGAATTTAACACATCTTTATAAAACAGACCATGAGAATACATTGGTAAATATGAGTGGTAAAGATAAAATCAAAACACAGCAGATTATCAACGACCTACTAGGAGACAGAGACACTTTCATTTTATGTAATATGGTATCTAACTCTCTTGCCACTTCTATCTTATCTATGAGTAATGTCGATATCATCAAATCACTTACATCACTATTGTATCTTGATAAATACGAAGACTTATACAAGTGTGTATCATTGAGATTGAAAGAACTGACACAAGAATATGCCACCATCAATGGTAAACTGTCTGTATATAAAAATATTTCAGATAAGCAATTAAATACTGTAACAACAACAATTGAAACTAAAACTGCGAAAATTGTCGAATTACAACAGACAATTGATGGATATAAAACAAACCTCACAAAGACAGATGATATTCCTCACTATGAAGCATTAATCAAGGCAAAAAGACAAGAGATTATTTATGTAAAAGACGATATTAAGTTGTATAACATAGACATCTTACTCGAAGAATATGAACAACATAAATGTCTCCCTAAAATTGAAGAATCAAAACTAACACATGAATACATTAATTCGTTATACTCCAACAAACATCATATTGAACATCCAGTACATCCAATCGACGGGTCTATTCCAATCGATAAAACGCAATCCGACTTGACAACTACTCAACTTAACACTCTCATATACGAGTTATATAATAGACTCGTCGATAATAAAAAGAAACTAGATAAATATGATACTAAACAATTCAACCCACTTGTAAAGATTTATAAGTCGATGTCATATGACGATTTACTTACCGAGCGATCCAAATTACATATTACAGAAGTAGATAAGAAGAAAGAGATAAAAACATTTTATAAGAATACATTAACCGGTCTGAAAGAAACACTCAAAACAAATGAGAGTATTATTTATGAGAATAGTTGTGTCGTTGCAAAGAAAGCAGTCGAATTAAAAGAAGAAATGAAGAATGTTGATAATTATCAATTGACTCATAATTTATTTGATGATATTTATACTCTTTTAGATAGTATTAAATCGGTAGAAGAATTGAAAAAATACGACACCGATATTCTATCAATTAAAAAACGTATTATCTCATTAGAAAATATCGAGAAATCGAATAATGAAAATTCTAAATGGAATACACAAATAGATAAACATATCCGTAATAATAACAATAATGAGAAGGAGATTGAAAAGATTAATAATGCTATTGTTAGTTTATTAAGTAAAAGTATTAATAAAGATACTGCACAAATGAATAATTACATTTGGCAATATAACATTAAACAGCAAGATAATATTAAAAATAATGAAGAATTAGACTGTGAAATTCACCAGATATGTAGTTATAAGAGAAAACTTGTATTGGAGAAAGAAATCAAAATATATAACGATACCAAAGAACAAATTGCTAATAATAAAGCAATTAAATTGCGTAATATCGAATTGGAAGAAGAAATTAGTACATATTCAGACATCATTAACACCAAAATGGCGAAGATTCAGCGGTACACAACTAAAATCCATTCACTTGAAACTAAAATTCAAGAACAACTAACATCAATTGGGTATGAGGAGGCAAACCTAAAATCATTAACCGTCAACCTTAATGAAAAGATGGAATTAGAGAATATTCAAACAACAAACCGGGGTAAGTTACTATTGTATACTGAATATAAAAGACTGACTGATAAGAAATGTCTACCTGCAATTATGTTACATGAGAAACTCGGATTTATTGAATGTGATATTAATAATTATCTAACAGATATGGTTGATTATACGATTAAGATGTATATAGACGATAAGTCCAAATTCAATATTGATATTCATAAACATGGTAATGTTCTCAAACCATATATGTGTAGTGGGTATGAAACCTTTATATTGAATATTGTATTGAAACAAAGTCTTGGTAAATTTTGTTATAATACAAAGAGTAATATTTTCTGTATTGACGAAGGACTTGACTGTATCGATGATACGAACCTCGGTAAATTTGAAGGATTGATTAAACGACTAAATCAAAACTATGATAATATTATTCTTATATCACAAATTGATCGTATTCGCAAGTTAATTAACTCAGAAGTCAATATTACAAATAACGGTAAGTATTCTGTGATTAGTTAAACAACTCTAAACAAAAATAATAGATAAAAACAAAAATAATAGATAAAAACAAAAATATAATACAATATATGTCTAAAAGAGCTCGATATGATGAATGCTGTAATTATATGAAACACCTTAACTTAGAGCAATCACACGATGATATAATTATAGAGGACCAACTAAAAGAACAAGCAACAATCAACGAATTACAATCTAATATAACTAAAATAGAACAGTCTGTATCAGCACGATTTGATTATTTAGATAATCAAATGAATGAAGTCAATAATCAAATGAATGAAGTCAATAATAAACTAGATAAAATGGTTAACTTAATTGCCAATATGGCAGACAATCAATTATATAATAAAACAGCATATAGTATAGAGTGAATCGTTTACCGGTTCATAATTTTATTATATGTATCAATATACATTTTTTCACAATCTCTTCTACCTCCAACAACGTGATATATGATTGGATGCGTTTGTGTATTTATATTATAAAATGGATTTTTTGTAAATATATTATTATCATTGGTTGTTACCCAAAATAAGGAACAATTGGAATCAAGTTTATTTTCAGTTTTTCTTTCAAAATTATTATATAAATATTTCCCCAGCAATCCTTGGTCATTTCCTCTATCATTACCAGTTGCTTCATCTAACATTTTAATACAAGAATCTGCCATTTTTTTTATACTATTAGTATATCCGATAAATGTACCGGCGGCCAAATATTTATATAGACTATTTATATTATCATATTTGTTTTTATAATTAGCCCACTGGTATGTAAATGCCCTTTCACTTGATATAAGTAACTCTGTATTATGTGAATAAAATTTCTTTAATATTTCTTCCTTTGTTCCACCAAATAATGTATCAAATCCATCCATTATAAGTAAAATTCTATTATCCTTAATTTTCATTGTTAAGTCACGCAACAGATATAATCTACTTAAAACAAACCCATGGGTTAGATGTTTCAAATGAGACCAATCATAATTCAATCCTAATATTTTTGGGTTTAGTTTATATTTATGTGCTGTATCAAGTGAATATTTACAATTCTCCATAATATATTTTTCATTATCTGAAATACCCCATAAATATATATCTAACTCGTTTGTAGGTATATCAATCACAGTCGGTTTAATGTATCCATTACTTTCTTGATAATCAATTAATTCATGTAATAGTTGTAATACACATTTATATGACTCGTCTTTGATATCACGCCAATTACAAGGTCTCTTATATGGTCGTTGTAGTGTATCCGATGTATAATCTTGTTTGAACCATATTTTCTGTTCATCTACATTAAATATTTGACAATAATGGATAAAGTAACAATCCTTATACGATGACTCAAATCCAGCAGTTGAACCGAATTTATCGTGAACAATTTCGGTTATATTATTTTCTTTTAATGCACGAGTAAAAGCATACATTTCACAATGATATCCGTGTTTTTCATATAATGAAATCGAATATTCTTTATATAGATCCGCCATTTTATTCATATCAGTTACATTTATTATCAATGGAAACATTGTACAATTATTAAAAAAAGGATGTCCGATTATTGATTGTATTTCAGGGAATAATTTGTAATCCATTGGTTTATTCCATACCATGTCGGGATCTAATAAAACAAATTTACTATCATTCCTAAGATGTGATTGTTGTAACCACCATTCTGATAATTTTATAAAGGTATTTGGTTTATTTAAAGGGGAATAAAATGTATTATCAGGCAATCTATCTGTAAATTCAGTAAATACAAATGTAACATCCTGTCCTAATTGAAATGTTTTATTATATTGGGAAGAGTCATTTGACACAAGTCGTATAATCTGACATTTATCAGACCCGCGTTTCACTGAAAATTCTAATAATTCAGACTGCCAGTCTTGATATGGAATATTACTAGTCGAGTAGACAATGTAAAAATCAACAGTTGGGTCAACCGTACCGTATATATACATAATATACACATACATATTAAATTACATGTGTTATACGTGTTTTAATATATAAATAATATTGAATAATATTTAACTGGATATATATCCATACAAATGCAACAACGTCCAATGATTATCGCTGACCAAATTGGTTATATTAGAGACATAACGTCGAATGCGGTTAATAAACTCCCGCCCATTCAGTGTCGACCTGACACATATGAATATAAGAATATGTGTCAAGATTGTAATCCATTAATGAGTCTCTGTGACCGATGTTCGTTAGCACGAACACTTTATGACATTGACATCATTGTCTACTTTTCATACACCAGACTATCGAATAGTAACAGGCAACAATACGTCGACTACATATTACAAAAACTCGACAAACTCGACAAACTTGATGATACAACGTATGTTAAAGACATGATTCAACAACTCAGTCCATTCGTTGAGTTTGTTAATCTATATACATACGAAGTGAATTATACTACTATTACATTTGACGCGTTGATTATGTCATATATCAACGGGTATTACGAATATATCATAAATAAATATCTTACAACATTAAGACGATACAATATTGACATTTGTCGTATATGGTATACATCTATATTTGACGTAACAAACATGTATAGTATTCTATTAACAATTACACTAGCGTGTAGTTCATTTCCATCGATCGATTATCGAGAATTGGTAGATACCGAGTTTGAATTGTGTAAAATAACGATACATTATATGGTCGAATCAGCACAAGAAACACCGCATACCACGCTTGAAATACCAAAGTGTTTCACAATTAAAATGCTACTCGCTCACGCAATTGAATATGGATTCGGTAAGGATGGTATGAAATCACTTCTATTTATAGAAGGTGATGAAGACCCTATAGATAATAATATTGAAATTAACGAACTCGAAAAGAAGGATCTGTTTTGTTTATATGAAGTAGTATCTACATAATACATTCCATTGTTAAATTATTTATAATCAATTGGACTAGGTGGTAATATATCACGCTGTTGAACTCTCTTTACTAATGTATCTGCGTATTTATCCCATGTTATTGGTTTATAATGTAAAAATATATTAGCAAATTCATCTCCTTCAAATGGTATTGGTCTTCCGTGCCAACATTTAGCAGATTCATACATACAGATATCACCTGGTTTAAGATAAATCTTATGTTCTTTCCCGTAATGATCGTATATAATCAATGGCCACTCTTTTCTAACTGACTGAGATACATTTATTATAACACTTATTATATGAGTTGTATATGTATCGGTGTGTAAACGAAGTATACTATTATCGTTATATACACGAATACCATATATAGCAGTCGGGTGAAGACTCATACCAACCCAATTTTCTAACATTTGTTGTATTTCTTTATTGAGTTCAGATTTAATAGCATCATTTATATATACTAAATTTGATATATTAGTATGTGTTTTACTAGCATAATATATATCATCTACTTCTTCTTTTATCGCCATCGCGCGTTCTTTTTTATATGTCATTAATAATTTATCGAACAGAACCGGTGGTAGTTTAGTTAATTTAAATCCAATTTGAGTAAAGTTCGGTATTTTATTTGGAAGAGGACTTTTATGAAATGTTTTAAGTGATCCTCTATCTCTAAACCATTTTGTTATAATAAACTTCTCGCCTTTAATAATAGGCGATCCACAGTGTAATGTATCCGGGTTACATGACCCATCTGGATATAAATTATTCCATATTACTGCCATTCCTTTTTTGGGATAGAAATGTTTATCTATATTTCTAAAATGTGTTGTCCCACCCTTTTCAACATTATTTAAATATACCATAAAAGTCCACGTTCGCTGACCCATATCTTTACCATGTGTTTTCCAACACGATGTGTTATACTCAAAATAATCAGTATGATATTTAAATTCATCGCCCACTTCATAATACTGTCCCTGCATTGATTCACTCCGTTCCGATTCAATACCCATATATCGCGCAATTTGATTATTTACATCCTTTGCAATATTGTCCTTATCCTCATTAAAGAACGCAGATTTACTGGTTCGAAACTTATGGTCTGATTCAGTTGCTGCGGTTGTTATAGTTGATGGTGTGTTAGTTTTTCTAATTAACTCTACTAATTTATCACATGTTTTATCATCGAGATAATTATCTATGGTATACATATTTACTTTGGTAGTATTTACCTTAACCGCATTTGGAAACATAATGTTATCTAAACTCTTATATGGGTCGTACATAGGCATTTTATATAATATATATAATATATTATATGTCAAATAAATACTTATTGTTTGAAATAGACGAAGGTGGTTTTAATAATATTCGCATGTCATTTGAAAATTACATTGTTATATCATATATAACAAAACGAGTACTGGTATTACCACCACCTAAACCATATTATTTATTAGGTAGTAGTGACAAGTTACTAGATGATTTCTTTGATATAGACAATCTAAAAAAATATATAACAGTAATGTATTCACACGAATATCCTATAAATTGCCACACAAATGATGAATATAAACAATTCGTAAAGGCAAACTGTCGGGTATTACACATTGATTCAGAAAAAGATGTTATTATAGGAGATTTAATTAGTGACCCAAGTGACGACCCAAGTTACGATCCAAGTGATGGAAATAGTATAACAACACTATGTTCTGGTAGAATACAACATTATATTAATATATATAACGACAAGTATATATATAATACCGGTAGATTCATAAATTATCATACTTGTCAAATAATTTATAAAGATAAACAACGAGAAAAAGAAGTTAAACAGATGTTACACCATGCGATTAAGTACATTGATATAATCCGACAGAACACATATAAAGCATTAAATAATATATTTGCAAAAACAAAATTATGTAAATTTTATGCTATACATATTAGAAAAGGTGATTTTCAATATACCAATGTTTATAACATAGACGAAAAAGACATTCTTAAACAAATTAACAAATTAATACCCGCACAATCACATGTATATATATTAACAGACCAGCAAGACAAGTCAATATTCACAAATCTACAAAAATACTATAAAGTATTATTTTATAATGATATATCAACAGGTATTGATATTCCATCATATTACATTCCAATGATAGAAATGGGAATCGGTGTAAGATCAACCATATTTATTGGTTCCCGGCTTTCTACATTTAGCGGATATATTATGATAGAAAGAGGATTCAAGTATGATACACCTATATATTATACACAACCACCATTTAACCGGCAGTTAATTCCTTATAATGGAACCGATGATGTTTATAATGAACAAGACGATGCTTGGACAAATACACCGACTGCGTGTTGGATGAGACCTTATAAATCATTTTGGGACGTGAAATAATATAGAAATTATAATATATTATAACAATATATATGGACTTGTTAAGAAAAATATGTTATTCACCAATAATTTATAATCGAAATAAAGAAGAAGAAGCGAGACCTATATTAAGATACAATATCGCTGCCCCAACACCTTCTAATATTAAAGGTGTTATTATTCCTATATCAATCAGTATTCCAATTAAAAATACTTATCCAGCTCCAACTCCATCAGTTGCTAAATTACCATATCATACATCGATGTCTGAATAAATTATATTCGGAACAATTTATGTCATGTAAGAATAAAAATGCTAAACGTGGTGGAATTCAAATAGATATTTAAACCATAAACGTTTTATATAATATAGATATTAATAAAACAATATGAATACGTTAAAATTCAATTTAATGAATGGTGATTCGATAACTCATAATGTTAATGATCATATAACATTATATGATATTATACTGGAAATACCAGATTCGAATGAATATATATATAAAGTATTCATTCAGGGGCAAGAGGAATGTGTTTTTATAAAAACACTATTAACAACATTGCATAATGAAAATAAACCTGTTTTTTTACTAAAAGCCAATATATCGGAATCTTTGAAAATACTACATCAACATTCTACATTCCCGCTAAATATACATGACTTATATTATAATACTTCGTTGTTAATAAAATATTATTGTGTTAGTCTCGAACCATTAAAAGAGTTAACACATTTGACGGAATTGGATATAAGATATTCACATAATACAAATACAACATACATAAAACCTATTCAAAGTCTTACTAATTTAGTATCATTGACTTTATCTCGTTGTATTAACGTGGCTACATTATATGATATTCAATATTTAAAACAAATTACAAATCTACATATATTGGATGCGCCAATGTTGATTGATATATATAATATCCAGAGTTTAAATAAATTAACACATTTAACATTAAATAGATGTAGTGTATTAACTAATGTCTCATATATCAAATACTTGACTCAATTAGAAGAATTATATATATATAATTGTTCTAATATATATGATATAAGTTTTCTCAGTTATTTATTTAAATTGAATACTCTATGTCTATATAAATGCAAGTCTATATATGATATATCACCCTTAAATGAAGTATATAATATAAAAGATCTAACATTATTTACAGATAAAACGTGTTTTATTGATAATATTGAAATAATACAGAATTTGATAAATTTAACATCACTTAAACTAAAGTGTAATACAAATACAAATAATATACTGTTACAAACACAATTGATTCGTGAGTTTAAGAATCTTAAAACTCTCGAATTATATGATTGTTCCGTATTTGCTGAAATTGAACTTCCTATACAATTAACGACACTTCATTTATATAAATGTAATATCTTTACACTAGATACAATAAAACATATGACTACATTGGAATCTCTATATATTATCATCGATACTTGCCAATTATATACAAATGATATATCGCATGTATTATATAATCTTGATTATATAAATTGTTTTACATCATTGGAACATTTAAGATTAGAAGGGTTGTTCAACATTGATGTATCTAAAATAGTAGAATTACATACATTGAAACGATTATATTTACGCAATAATATAAATCTTAAGAATCTTGATTTAGTCCGACGTATAAGTACTATAGAGTCGGTGGATATTGTGGATTGTTATACACTAGAAGAAGATAACACACAACTATCATTTATCCGAAATACACCCGAATATAACTATACGTAGTCGACGACTTTATCATATTCTGTAATTTATAAAAATAGTATGTAAATTATTATCTGTAAATTATTATCTGTAAATTTCCTTAAGTTTACAATACGCCTCGTAGTGCTTTTCTATACTAACACCATTGTATCCGTGAAATGACGTATATACATTTCCATCAGATGTAATATAGTTAACATGTCGAAACATACACGCATCAGTTGAATCTTGTAGTTCGAAACAATCAATAGACCCACTTGAACCGTGTACGTATAGGATATCTGCTGATATGTGGTCGTATGTGTTCGTTTCCCCAAGATAACAAATGCGAACCTTTTCATCTCGGTTCGTTCGAAGATACTGTCCGTATTTAATCGGGTGAATATTATCTTTACCGGCTAGTTCAAGAATTATCGATAGAGTCGATGACGATTTATTACATTCGTCGATAATTGATTTGATTCGGATAATGTCTTTGGAAATTGTATAATGGAGTTGTCCGGTAGATTCATCTTTCATAAGTTGAATTAATTTCACAAAGTTATCATTCGACGAAACAGAGGTTTTCATTAGATAAGAACCAACATTCTTTCTAAGGATGCATTGAATGCATACGTCGGCCACTTCTACTTGTTCGTGACAAGGAGTTTTACATCCATCGCACGCGTCACATGTGGCAATGGCAATCGACGTTCGTACAAAGTTATCTGCATATTCATGGAAGTTCTTGGTACAATTCATTTGTGTTTAATATTATGCAAATGAATTTACTCGTGGATATTATAATTTATTCAATTTTATTATACTTTTATTAATGACAGGATTAATTATATGTTTGAAATCCGAGGTTTATGGGTGGATTACGCATATTCCGCAATCTGTTGAGTGTGAAACATTCAGTACAATAACTTTCGACGAAGTTTCCTGGAAGACAGTTATCACATTTAATACACTGTTCATATACGTACATCTTTTCAATAGTACTTGTAACTTGTTCGAAATAATAGACGATTTTTGTTTCTTCGTTGTATCGAATGCTGAGTTCATCCGGGCAACACTCGAGTGGTCGAACTCGTCCTCTAATAGTCAAATCACTGATATCGGCGTCGGTTAAATGGTATATAACAGGCGTTTCTTCAATGAAATGTTTTTTAATAACAGTCCAGTGATGACCGGTTGTATTTGGGTGTCTATTCCATAGAAGTATCATTTCGTTTGATATGATAGTATTGTCGAACCGATCGATAATATCGATTCCAAAAATGTAACTAAATATATGCGAGTGGGTCGTTTCCATAAACATTGGTAGATATTCAAGCATTGAAATATGTGGATTTTCGACGTGAAAATAACTATACTCTTCAACAAGTGTTGTCGTTAGGTTTAACGGGATTATGTAAAAACAAGTTAGAGGACCTGTTATGAAATCCTGAATCAGTCTATTCGGAGCAAGCGGGTGTTCATCTCCTTTTTTATAGAGGATATACCGTCCTTCTGCAACTCTCAGTCGGAATGAAATAATAATATTTTCGACAGACGTGTCGTCTTTCCACCGGGTCGTCATTGACCCACCGTCGGGCGCTGACACAATACATATCGTGGAAAGAATGTATTTTCTCTCTTGGGATGAGATTGTTCTCATCGTTTGTTCGATTGCGGTAGTCATTTTGTTGTTAATACTATTATAATTTATTCAATTTTATATAACATAAACAAACATAAACAAACATAAACGAATTACTATATATATATAGATGCCCTGTTTACCCCAAATTATTTCAAAATGTTTTACTAAAAGTTTAACAACCTATAATGATGCTAATTTAGCAAAACAATTAGAAGCGTTCACTGATAAAACACCAATATTATCACTAAATGGAATAACAACTCTTGCTAAATGTACTAAATGCTATGACGCTGACACAGTACATCTTGTAATACCATATAATAATGGATATTATAGATGGACGTGTAGACTGGAAGAAATAGATAGTGCTGAAATTAAATCAACAGATATTAAAGAACGAGACCACGCAATAAAAGCACGTGATTATTTATGTGGTTTAATATTGAATAAAATTGTGGAAATTAAATGTGGAAAATTTGATAAATATGGGCGATTATTAGTTTATATTAGTATTGGGGGACTTGGAATCAATCAACATTTAGTAAAAGAAGGATATGCTTATAAATATAATGGTGGAACGAAGATACATTTTAACGAATGGTCGGCGATTATAACTTAGTTAGTACTGTATACCGATGTAATCCAGTTATTCCCTGGTCAACTGTATCGAGTGGAGTTCCTTTATAATTAGGTAGTTTCGTCATAAAATTCTCGGATTCAACTACATCATATTTTTTCTTTTTGAAATATTCCAATACATATTCATAATTAACTAAATATTCAGTTTCATGTTTAACAAATGTTTCACACTTCACATCTATTGCCTGTCCATAGTTTTTTAATTTATCACCGGTATATCCTTTGATTATATCAACCACGCTTTCACCGTCTCTTAATACTTCGAATTTACCATCTTTTTTAAGACGTTCGTTTATAATTTCACCGTCATATGTGGTGAATATAAAAAATCCTCCTTTTTTAAGAAATGTATCAATATTCTTGAATATACTGTCAAGTGTTGCTTTACTTTTTAAGAAATAATGAAACGCGAATTGAATTGCCACTACATCGACTGGGTTAGTCCCGCTCAACTTTGTTTTAATGGCGTTTGTCATATTAGTGCCGAAATTACCGGCGAGTGTGTTTAATGTCATTGTTTTGTGTTTATTATCATTAAATCTACGCTGTGCTTCTTTCAAACCATTCTCTGATATGTTCGTTAATAATAGAGATTTAACACCCTGTTTTTTAAGTTTCCATAAATCCCCTCCTTGCCCCCCTGCTATTTCAATTACACTATCCCCACGTGATATGTATTTCTTATAGAGTGAATCTTTAATAAAATTGTGAAATCCCCTTAGATTCCAAATTTTTGATTTATTTCTATTTTGCCCAGTCTTATTAGATTTATAATACGCATTTTGTTTATTAGCAATAGGGTTAAACAACATTTCTTCGGTTATTGGATTAAGAACGAGTTTTAGAGTTCTGTCCGCTGTTCCCCATCCATTTCCTTCGGTTTTATCGGTTCTTACTCTTTCTGGTTTCCAACCAGTTAATGTATTTATTTTATCAACGATACACTCGAATTCAACTACTTTATTGTCCATATTGGTAAGGTCAATCGATGTAGTTGATACATCTCCACTTATTTTATATAATTCTGGAAATTCCCTTGTTTTAAAATAATAGGGGAAGAATATATTTCCCTGACGAGTTCCATTATTTTTTAAAGAGTCTGACACTGCTTTATAATGTGTTGGAAATAGTTTTTTATATTCACTGTCCAATTTATAGTCTGAATTATTATATTTTAACATATTTTTATATTTACCAATAGACATTGATACGAATAAATAATATAATCCCTTTGAAACTTCTCTAACTAAGAAATCAATTGTATTCATCCGTTGTGGTTTCCATTTATAAATCCTACCGAAATAACCACCCATGACATTATCCTTGTGGAATTCACCCTTACATTCCTGTTGGTCTGCACACGATTCGCCGGTTGGTGTAAATATTAAACCATCAAGATTATATTTATACTTGGATGGGGTAAATACAGATTTGGCAACAGAATGAATTTGTTTTTTATCTGTTGTGAAATGGTATTTCTTTGGTTTCCAATTCTTCGGTAATAATTTGGCAACTTCTTTCAATTTAACAATCCTATCTACCAGTTTTTCATTTGTTAAATCAACCCCATTGTGGATTAATACATCAATCATTAAATATAGACCGTCTGTCGCAATAGACCCACCAACTGTTACATTGTTAGAAGTCTTCGGACTCTTATTAATCGATGCGACTGGACTATTACTCTTGGAAGTCTTCGGACTCTTATTAATCGATGCGACTGGACTATTACTCTTGGAAGTCTTAGGACTCTTACGAATCGATGCGGTTGGACTATTACTCTTGGAAGTCTTCGGACTCTTATTAATCGATGCGACTGGACTATTACTCTTGGAAGTCTTAGGACTCTTCGGACTCTTACTAGTCGACGTACTATTAGAAGTTCCACTATTATTCGCAGAGTTTCCATTAATATTTGTTACATCTTCTATATATTCAACATCAATCAATGTATTATATATAGAAAAATGATTCGCGGATAGTGTTATATCTAATAATGTTATCTCTTTTGTATTTTGTATTTGATACACAAGTCCTTTCGCGTCTATATATATAAAGTATCTCATCCCATCTGCTTTTTCAGTTACAGCATATCCCTTTGTTATACATGGAAGTGACTTAAACTCCAGTGGTAATACCTGATTCATTAAAGATGTCATTGAAATAGAGTCTAATGTTTTGTGTATTAAATATCTATTATTATATTTAGAATCACGTGAAAACATTCGTAATATAGATGACATAATACTCACATCGACTGGTTGTTTTGTTTCAGGTAATACAGTTGTTATAGTATTAATAATATTGGTTAGACTTGGTAATAATGTGGATTTATTTGATTTGTTATTATTTTTATTGAGTGGATGTATGTATTCGACCTCAACACTATATGATGGTTCTCCCAATGTTTTATTATTCATTTTATTAGCAGGGGGTGTGTCATAGTATACTTCTGTCATATCAAACTGCCATAATCCATCTGCTGATACTTTCGATATCCGTTTACGCAATCTCGTATGGAAAGCAGTCCCCAGCATAGTATTATTTTTGTTTTTCATTATCTCTTCTTGTGTTATTGATACTCTCATGCTAGTCCCTTCAATTTGGATTGTATCAAGTGTTTTTTTATCTTCAAAATAATGTTTTACTTCTTTATATTTTGAATCCAAGACTTGAACTTTACGAATACCTTTATATTGTGTTATAAGAGTTATACTAGTCGTTGTTGCGTTTTTATTGGAACTGAATAAGGATTTATTATTAAGCACTTTATCATATGATTCTTTTGGTAGATGAGATGTATATTTACCATTCTTATAAGAACCAATACGGAGTTCATACTCGACATTTTTATTTGTTAATAATTTGAAACTATTTGCCAATTTATTCATGTTACTATATAATATATTATATATTAAGATGTTCGATTATAAGAATGGATTCTTTATAACTCTACCTCTAATATAGTATAAAATAATCATTTTATTAATGGTATAAATGTGTCTTTTATAAAGGATCTAATATCGACTGATAATATAGATCGATGGGTATCAGTAAATAGACTATTAATCCAATCAAATAAATACTCCACTTGTTTGTTATATATATGATGTTCTACTTGTTCTAATAAATCCTTATATTTATGTTTCTTCAATTCACTGCATATTGAATTTAATCTTTTGATAATATCTAATTCACTACTATATAATGAATATAGTTGTTCAGTGTAATAATTAACACTTATTTGTGAATTTATTTCGAATTTATTACTTGTTAATGAATTTATAAACTTATTTATATCATTTTTAGATATGCCTTTGAAATTGGTTGCTTCTAATATCATACAATTTTGTAACCCAAGTAATGATTTTGGAATATTAAATACAATATCTTTGTAATATTTAGATAATAGATGTATGATGTTATACATATTTGAATCTAGTTTATTACATATCTGTATACAAGCACTCCCATTCTCAGATTGAGTACATAATGTAAATACGATTAATCTATATAACATTTTACTTGTACACTCGGAATCATTATAATTAATGTTGTTTAATGATGTATATCCAATGTTTAATAAATCTATTTGAGATTCATAACGTTTAATCAAATGTAGTAAGTTATCAACTGAATTCAGGTTTAACTGATTATAATTATTTTCATTTGTCGATTTATATATATTTTCATTTTTGAAATATCGCAATGAACACGATACTTCAACTGTATTATATTTTATCTTTGGGTGAAAATGTGAACCTATTAACCGAACTTTCGATTTAAAAAAGTCTGTTTCTTCTTCTTTTTGAAACTGTCCGGTAAAATCATACAAATGTTTAAACTGTAACAATGTTATATTCTTTTTTTTCATGTTAGATTTTTGCACAAGTATTACGAGACTATTGGTAGTATAATAATCACTATAATAGAAGTCATTAAATAACTTTATAAATTTATTATCTCTACTTCTGTCCAATAATATATCATTTAATCGTTTGTATTTATCTTCTATATTAGAATTATTCTTACATTGTATGTTATATTTCTCGGTTAGGATATTGAATAATGGATTAACATTATAAAATTCAATATTATAATTCATACTACTTATTAACAAAGTCGGTATATTTAATATATTTTTTTGATGAACCGTTATGTCTTCAATAAGTCCTTTATGTGTTGATATTAATTTAGTTAATTTACTTTCTATTTTTGAACTGTTTTGTAAATTCCCAATATTTATAGTGAAATATTTTATGTCATTGAATAACCGATTTACTTCATTTAACAATGTATCTGGTGACAATGAAACCGGTATATTTGCTATATCTAATTCTTTTTTTTCAATGAAAATTTGGGTTTCTTTGTGTAGAATATTTAATGTGGGTTTCATTATTTCTATAAATGAATTTACTGCTATTAATGGTTTAGATAATTCATTTATTAATAAATTATTCGAATAATTACCAAATATCATTATACCACCAGTATTTAGCATATTCCATGCTAATACAGCGTCTGATATCAGATGTATTGCCTGGTCTGATGTTTCAATAAAAACAATATCAAACCGAATATTTTTAATAGTCGATAATTCTACTAAAGCATCATATGAATATGTTTCCATGAGTTTAACCTGTTGTTCCTTTTTTGTTGATTTGATATTAGTTATAAACTGTTTCTTTATTTTTTTAAGATTTATGTTACTAAAATCAGGCGATCTATCGAATGTATCAACAGCATATAATAGCGAGTCTTTATTTCCCATGACATTTGTTAAGAACCATTTAGTAGAGTCTCCTTCATATACACCTATTTCTAGGATGTTTATTTTTTTGTATTTATATTTTGATGTTAGTATAGTCCATTTATCGTACATAATATAATATATAATATAATATTATATGAGAGATAAATTTATATATAATAATACACCAGTATTATGTTATAATAAATTATTTACACAAGATTATAGTAATTTATTTATAAAATATTATACAATACATGAAAAATGCAAGAAATTATATAACTGTTTTCGGTTTTCTATACTTAAACGGGAAGATTATGAATATTTATTGAATCCATATTCATTATATTCCCCAAACAGCAACTCTAATGAAATTGGTAAATTAAAATCTGTTAAATATAAACAGATTAAAACATTAAAAAGCAAGATACATTTTCAACTTCTCAATATATTATATAATTCAATTAGAATATTAATATCTAAAAAAAATCATAATATTTCAATATTAAACATTGGTTTATATTCTTCTACAAAAAAAAATAAAATGAAATTAAGTTTTATTGATATTATAAATCGACTATATTCAAAATTCAAAATAGATAAAACTGATATATATTATAATATTATAAAAGACAACTCTGAATTTTCAGAACATTGGTTGCAACCAATAGATATTAAAAAGAAAAATTATTCACAACTTTTTACTAAAACAATTATGAAATCGACAGAGAATATTAATACAACTAATGTAATTCAAAATAATATAAATTATAATATAACTTTTTTAAAAAAGTATGATTATATAATATGTACGCTTAATATGATAACTACCAATATTCATACTCGATATAATCCAGAACATTATGAATATATTAATATTAATATTTATTTAGATGAAATAATAATTGGACTAAATAATTTAAATATAGACGGGACGCTTGTAATAGTAATACATTCGTTAAATAGTCTCATGATGAATAAGATTATATATACTGTGTCTACATTATTTAAATCGGTTAAACTAACCCCGTATATTACATTAATTTCTTCATATTATATAATAATATTTGAATCATATAAGAAACCACAACCAAACATTATAAATATATTAAAAAAAATATCAGATAATTATAAATCTAATCCATATATATTTAACGTATATAATTCAATATATTTAAAAAACCAGCCCAATTGTCCAATTATAATACCAGAAGAAACAAAAGAAACAAAAGAAACAAAAATAGTTTTTTTAAATGATTATTCATCACTTTTAGAACCTTCTAATAAATATATTAATAATTTAAAAAAAATAAATACATCTTTTTATTTTCATGATTTAATATATTATACGAGTGAGCATTATTTTTTAAAATACATAATCATTAAACCCAGTTTTAACAAGACAGATTATATAAAGAAGCAATACAAAAAACAAACAATATGTAGTTATCTATATTCTCTTACCACACCAAGTAAATATCTACGAGACGAATTCAATAAATTAAAAATGAATGTAACCGATAAGAAAATATTTGAAGCAATCTATATGCTTCCAGGCATTCACATTGACGCGATTGATTACAAATGCTACAACAATTTGATAATAAACCAATTTAAAAACAAGTTGACCATGTTACATAAAAAAGAGGTTATAGACTCGGAATTATTCGACCAGATACTGGATTATATAAAATATTATAATCATTTTTACAAAGTTCAAGATATAGAGAAATTAGTTTCCGTTTCCCAGAAATATAATGATGTATTGAAGACTACTAAGAAAACTAAAATTAGTAAATCAAAAATTATTGCGTCAGACAAAGTATTATATCATCACAAATTATCCGATATATCAGAAATATTACCAAAATGTAAAATCAAGAACCCGTCTATTATGTTTGAACTCGATATATCAACAATTGATAAATCCACGAATACTATAGCAGACAATATTACAATACTATTATATTATTTTGAGTCAGTATCTTTATGGAAATCATCATTTGATTTTACGATGTCAAAAATTTATTTCATTGCTCATAATATCGCACCAGGTGATAAATTAACAAAAACGATGATAACTAAGTGTAGATATAATATTATTAAATACCTGAATACAATGATTCACAACATAGTATTATATTACATAGAAAGAGAAATGATACCCACTGTATGTAGATATACAGATGTATTAGTGAAAAAACACGCAAAGGGTTTGATTAAATATAGCAAAAGCAAAGGATATATAACGGATTAAACTATAATATAATCCGGTCTAAATGAAAGTTTTTCATATCATCTGCTATTCTTTTCAATCCTTGTGCCGCCCCGTTTAATTCTTTTACTTTACTAAGTGGTATTATTTCAACAACATTCGACCCATTCTTCATGAATAAAGTAAAGAACATTCCAGCACCATGTCCAAGCCATATATTTTTCTTATTAATATATGGGAATATTTGGACGTATAAATGCAATCCATCAGTTGATACTATTCGAACAGTTATGTTATTTTTATTATTACTATCTGATATTGCATTAGATATTAACTCCCCAATCTTATCCAAATTTGCCACTTTTCGTCTTTTAGCACCATAATCGTTTGAAATACCAACTTTGGCTTTCTTAAAATAGGTTGTCAAATGTTGGGTGTCTTTTCTTAGTTGTATTATAACCTCTTTCTTTCGAGTTGATTTACTGGTGTTATTACTTTTATTACTGGTGTTTATTTTATTTATATCAATGATACTATTAGTGGTACTACTATTAGTGGTACTACTATTATTAGAAATAATACTCTTTGTACCAGTATTTGCCCTATCTTCCATATATTTGAGTGAGCGTTTTTTTAACCATCTGACTGCTCTATTACATTCTTTTATATCTTCGGTGTTCCATCTCCAATCCCATTTGTAATTTGTTATATCATATTGAGTGGAAGTGTCAATTATCTTTTGAACGCCTGGGTGTTTTTTTAATTTACCAGCATTAACTAATTTGATTTTAAGACTTTTAGTTGTTATATCCTTGTAGAATTTATCAAATGCTTGTCCCCAATCACGCTCTTCATTATATATAATAACATTGGACGCCTTTGTTTTCGCAATGATACTGACAATTGGCATAAATTCACCCATCATAAAATGCCAGAAGTGTTTACACTTTGGAAAAGGCACATATATGTATATTGTTTTTGTTTTTGTTGGAGATTTTACATCAGTCATTTGTCTTAATATAATATAATATATTAAGTTTTAGACACTTCGTTTAATCAATTTTAGGTAATATAAGTCCTTTTACATTACGTGGGTCTGTTGTACATCCACCTGTTGGGGGTGGGTTAGGGCAACATAGTGATGTTTTATATTTTTGTTCATCGAGTGGTCTATTTTTAAATTTAGGTGTACAATATGTTAAATATCTCATATGATAATCCGTTGTAACATAATAATATCCATTATCGCCCCAATTAGTTCCCCATGAATTCTGTATTTTCCAATATGGCGTACCATTACATATAATGTGTCCTACCAATAAGACTGCGTGATTTAAAATTGTTGCGTTTATTTCATCAGCCTTCCAGTCATATATATATGGAGTCTGGGAGTGTTGAAATGAGTATCCACCTGCACCGATCGCAATACATATAGGACCGTTAATTAATTCATTTATAATTAATTGTATATTAGAATCAATACGATTATTATTCAAATCAGTTGGATCGTTTAAATAAGACGGACCATCTTCTATTGTAATCGTATAATCAGGATTGTCACACGGAATACACGCATCACATTTAGGGGTACATCCATCTATAAATGTAGTATATGTATCAGTGCTACATTTTGGACCAGATATATTATGTTTTTTTATATGGTTCATCGCATTACTCATCAATCCGCCACCACATCCATTATCACCATATGTTATATCACATGAAATTAATTGATTTAGATCAACCGGACAATATAATCCTGTTATAATCGCCAATCTTATTGTAATACACTCTGTTGTATTATTGCCCCAGCAACTACCACATTCACCTTGATTATTCACACAAGTAAACGCGGCGTTCTTTGGATTCTTATTTGGATCCGTCCAATCAATGACATTATTATTATTTTCAAGCCACGATGTCTTAAACACTATATTAGGATGTGACAATTGATTGTTTTGTGTCGATGAATTGTCCAATATCAATCCATAATTATTTCCATTTGAAATAGCAAATGCACTATTATTAACAACATTAAGGTGTGGTATATGTGTTATATCACTATTTATCTTATTAATGTGATGTTTTAGAAAAGATACAATATTCTCTTTATGATTATCGTGTAATGTTATTTTATGATGATCTTCGTAATGTTCTATTAATTCGTGTGATGTATGAAGCGTATCACCACTTCCTAAAGTATACGCGCTTAAAACAAAGTGGTTTGAATTATCCACATTAGAACTTATAATAGAACATGAATTATACTCATCGGAATTATTTGGATGAGATGTATAATCAATTGTAATAGAATCCATCGATACTGCAAGACCTGTTATTATTGTCATATATAATATGTTATATTATAATCGTGAAAATGATTTATGTTATTTGTATCTTAATCTATTATTTATGTGAAAACAATTAGTTTTCAATTAATAATTCTTAAAATTTTATAATTTTGCGAAACAATAATAAACACGTTAGGCAAATAAGAATACCACTATATATATATGTAACATATGACCAACTTTTCCAGCTATCAAGTGGTACATAATCTGGCAATATATCTTTGGTATGTGTAATATAATATTTGAAATCATGTGTTGCAGTAATTCCAATAAAAACTGACAACATGAGAATCAATAATCCGCATATTTTTATAGATAATTGTATTGTTTTATTTTTAAAAGTGTCACTGAAACCAATCATAATAATTGCTACAGAAGAACTTAAAAACATATTACGATGTCCTGAAATCATACCATTATATACTGTATGTGGATTATTGGAGTATACCATATATTATACTATACATATTTATTATGTGACTGTCAATATAATTGAATAGGGAGTATTTGATATGAATATTCCACTATTATATTGAATACATATTATATTTTATTCATAACCATAATATAACCATTTAAATATCCAGCAAAACATAACCATATAATATATGGTATTAATAAACATGTGGCAGTTAAGGATATTTTACGCATTAAAACCATTGTTACAATCGTTAATATTATCATAATCATTATAAATATAAATCCTAATATTATCTGTTTCCATGCAAAGAAGACTGATGTCCATAATAAATTAAATACCATTTGTATTATAAAAAATATAAGTGCTGTGCAAAAACCCTTACATCTTTTACTTCTAATTGTTAATATAAATGATATTAATAATAATATATATAATATTGGCCATACAATTCCAAATACTTTATTAGGAGGGGTTATTGGCGATTGGCGAAGAGAACTGTACCATTCTCGATTATACATATAATATATTATATTTTATTTTATATAATTCCTTTTATTATTTTTTATATTTAATGAAATATCTAAATTTATATAATTCCTTTTTATTATTTTTTATAAATGAATGATAAAGTTTATCCCACCCCTCGCACCATTCCCCTTTCTTATAATCACTCATCTTAAGTATATAATTACTACTTGATATATATGGTCTTCTCATAGTAGCACCTCCACTGACAAAGAAAACCATATCATATACATTTTGACACATGACCCATTCATAACTATCGCAGCTAAACTCCATAAACCATCGGAATCCTTCTTTTGGTAGAATACCACTTATATTCATAAAATTTCCAACTATCATTAAACGTGATATATGATGTAAATATCCAGTATAAAATCCATGTTGAATTGCTCTATCAACTGGTGGAATTCCTGTATTTCCGGTATACCATTTATTAGTTAGTTTTTCATTATTATTAAAATATTTTTTACTATTAAAATCATAATATATATAACAATACCGCTGATATTCTCTCCAGAATAATTGTCTTATATATCCTTCAAAACAATTCACGGGTATTTTGTCTTCATAATCTCGCAATTGTTCAATAATGTCACTTGGATTTATTAATCCGATATTTATAGAACTTGATAGAAGAGAATGAAATAAATATTCATTCTCTTTTCTAATAGAATCTTGATAATCGCCGAATTTTTCGAATTTTGATTTGATAAAATCAAGTTTCCATTTATGAGCAGTTTTATGCGTAACTGGAAAAATAAAATTATCAACATTTCCATAATTATCTGGGAAATGTTTTTTAATATATAATATCGCCGGTTTTATATATTTAGCGTCTTCTTTATTTGAAGGAACACTTGGTATTATTAAATCTGCCGGCATTTTCTTCCTATTATCTTTATCTTTTGATTTTACATCAGGGATTATATCTACTATTTTCTTACCCCACATATAAAATGCATTAAATAAGTATTTCTCTGTTTTTTTTCTATAAATACCATAATCTTCTTTTGTTAATAGAAAATTAGGTGATTCAAGTAATTTATATTCAAATGGTAACTCAATTTTATCAATCGGGTCAAATATAGTATAAGACTTAGTTGTGATTTTACTGTTATAATTCTTATATTGAACTATATATCCATATGATGTTAAATAATCTTTATAATATCTCATTGATGCTCTATGTAGAATAAGTTTTTTCTTATTATAATTATATGATGTAAAATAATGAGGATGTTCCCATAATATTATTTTAGTTTTTTTATTAATACTTTTCGATAATGTTTTAATATCAAATAGTTGATGAGGTAATATTATATGATATGGCATATATTATGATCTATTATATTATTATGAATTTATGTATTTTATATAAAATTGATTTATAATATATTAATTATATAAGATACATATGCCATCTAAAAATACAAACGGACAAATTATTTTCAAGGATTACCCTGAATTTACACCGAATTTAACCCCATGTGAAATATTTCAACGGGGTAGTTTTGGAGGGACTTATTGGAGACCAATTCATTCCGATGTTATCGGTAAGAAGTTAAAAGATATTCATAAAACATTTCCAGCATCTTGGTGGAAGGGATTGTCTGATAATGAACTAACCCGTTCTTGGGTAGACTATGATAAAAAAATCAATACGTATAAAGTGTCGTGTGGGTCTACACTAGAAGAATGGGAGGACAAAAACTGGATTAGTAAATATCATCCATATGGATGGATGCATTGGTATTGTGACTTTTATAGAGGCAATAGATGTCCAGATGATGAAAGGCAAATTAAGCGATGGAAACAAACTGCTGGACCAAGTAGTCGATTCAGGAGAGCGTTAATCAATTTAATAAAAAAGAAGAAATCTACATATGATGATTTCTCAATTAGTCCAAAACGACGACAAACACTCCAACATTGGGGATATGTGTTAACTGAAGAAGATTTTATTTAATAGTTGTTGATTGTGTAAACAAATATAAAATAAAAACATAATACATATATATATATGAAATGTCCTCTTAGTAAATTCAAAGATATATTTGGAAAACCCGGAGAAGGAGCACATAGTATTCGTTTTTTAGGAACTGCTGTTGTTGATTATATTTTAACTATTGTATTGGCAATTATAACAACATTGGCAACTAAAATGCCATTAGTATTAACTACCATCATATGGTTCTTATTAGGCACAATTCTTCATTTATTATTTGGTGTTCAAACATCAACGCTTACATATTTAGGTATAAATTGTAAATAAAATGAATCATGTTTAGTTATACTATTTTCCAATAATTGTGTATTAATAGACTCAAAATAACTTTAATTATATATATGTATATAATATGATACCAATATTTTCAAGGTCCGGTAATTTTACTATACATCTATTCTTAATATATGTATTGATATCCGGCAATTACATTGGTGATTTAATGAGTTGTAGTTTCCAACGTCTATTGAAAACGAATATATTATACCAACATATACTTGCATTTTGTATATTTTATTTAACGATTTCAATAGCAGTCGACGATTCACTTGATCCATTCCAGAGTTTATATGTTTCGTTTATATCGTATATATGGTTTGTTATTTCATGTCGAATGTCGGCTGGTTATATAAGTATATTATTATTTATAACATTTTTTATGTATTTAATTACAAATATAATAGAATTCTATCAAAAAAAACACGAGTCAGATAAATTAGAAGAAGCTAATAAAATTGTTAAAATAACTGGGTTTTCATTGTCTATCCTGACAACATTGATTGGTTTTATAATATATTATAGAGTAAAACGGAAACAATATAAGAATAATTGGAATTGGAAAGTATTTATAATTGGAAAACAGATATGTAGAAATAAAAAGTAAATAAATTATTATAAACCATACAGTCCGATTATTTCCTCAAACGTATCCAATACATCACTTGGAAGATTCGCATATTTCAACATATTCAATTGTTGAAATACCTTCTTTTGTCTATCCGGTTTTTTATCTTCTTTTGTGTAATCAAGGTCTAGTTTAACAGGTGTTTCACCATCTATTTTATTATATACGTTACTGTGTCTTAATTTACTCAATGTTGAACTATCGCATTGAGTTGTTTCTAAAATTTTATGTGTAATATTCGTAATTTCTTCTACGTCAGCGAGTGTTATTTGTTTTTTGTTTTTTGTAATATACTCATACTTCATATGTGCCGTATAACAGGCAAATGCGATTGGTTGTTTACACCCTGCTTGTAGATTGTTATATGTTTCTTGGTATATCTGTTTTACTGATTTTATACCGAATTCTTTATCTAAATCGGCAATTAAATTAATACTTACCCTAACACCTCTTCCGTGTAGGTCTCCTTTATAGTCATTCAATGAACATAATAAAGGCATTGTGTTAAGTGATGTCCCATTTTTATAGAAATAAACACCCTTTCTTGTTTTCCATGGTCCATATATTTCATTTTCTTCTTCTAATAGAATATCATTCAATAGTGATATTTTGATATCATATAGATGTGTTTTATTATTGGTCGTATAATCCTGTTTATTAAGGAAATACGACCGATAATGCTTAGTTTGTTTTTCACGAATTGTTGTTGTTTTACCAGTTTGATTGCATTTTACATAGGATTGAGTGGAATCAGCATAAATACTATAATGGAATTTATAATATGCTTTTTCAAATTGGATGGGGTCAATATGTGATTTGATAATTTCGGATTTATTGTATTCTGGTATATCATATGTTATGAATATATTATGACGGTTATTTTGGTCATATGATATAAAGAATCTCTTCAAGTCTATTATGAATTTGTCAGTAATGTGGAATGTTAGATTCTCCAATGTTATATTTGTTTTACATTCTCTTGGTAATTTATGAGTTACTTGTTTTAATTCTGTTAGTTCGGGGGTATATTCATTCTGCTGTGCCATTTCTTGCCAGTTTGCACATACAGAATGAATATTAGATGTTATTGTGATTTTATTACATAATACAATGACCGCTTTTGTGAATTGTGTGTTTGATATTTTAAGGATATTTTTAAGTTCATACTTAGAATACTCACGCGCGTGATGAATAGTTATTGTATTAGGTGTTAATGTAATGTATATATCTCGTATATCTATATCAAATAAGTTATGAATAGATAAGAATAATTCATTATTATAATGTCTGATTTCTGCGATTTTACTTTTGAGTGATTGAGTATCTCGTTTATTGTGATGATTCATATTGATTTACAATGATTATTAAATCAATTTTATAATTAAGGTAAAATAGAGGTGATGCTTATTTAAGTGCACCCTTAATGGTATTGTATAGCGTTATCACCCAACCAATTATTGATGAATTCGGGGGGTTTTGTATAAGTTTGTCTACAATATCCATAATCTTAATATCAACGGGTTCTTGTTATAGGACTGGTTATTGAATATGAACACTGATTGACCCGGTAGTAATATGGATATCATATATGTCTTCGTCCATATCATTATTATCATATCCGGAGTACACTTACATGATGTTTACAATATTGGGTATACTTATATATATTTATATAATATATGTCAGTCGAAAAACTTAGAAAACTTCATAAATTTCCATCTAAACGCCCTGTATTAACAGATAGTAATATAAAAATGGGATGGCTTACTCCAAATAATATAGTGTTGTTAAATAAATATCTTCAAAATAAATGTGGTGGTAAAGAATCAGTTGTATTAGAATTAGGAGTGTGGCTTGGTATGTCATCTCGTCTTATAGCACATCAAATATCTGATACATCAACAGTAATTTGTGTTGACTGGTGGAAAGGTGATAGTAGTATAGGTAATAAAACCAATGACGAAGATGAACTTTATAATCGATATATAGATAATGTATGGGATTATAGAAAGAAAATAATACCAGTACGAATGGACGGTAGAGAAGCACTTAAATATTTACACGGGTTAGAAATAAAAGTAGATTTAATATATTTGGATATGGGACATTCATATAAAGAAGTGTACGGAGATTTAGTTGAAATAATGAAGTATTACCCGGATGTTATTATAGTAGGAGACGATTACTTATTCTGGTCTGGTGTAAAAAAGGCAGTTCATGATATTCGAATTGAACATAAAATACCATTCTTGGATGTAGATAAAAATTGTTACGCACTAGTACCATTAAATGACCGGAAAATAATGACATATAATAATGATGAAATAGGTTCAGACATACACAAATTAAAAGAAGTAGCAGATAAACGGAATAAAGAACAATACAAATTTGAGGAATTACAGTATTCATTTATTCTAGATGAAGTTAAATGTAAGAAACGTGTATTTATTATTAGTATAAAAGATGATATAACAAATAAAATATTCAAATCAAATTATAAAAATATTGCAAGTGGTGTTGGAAAAGACGACATGGTTATATTTATTAGATGTGTTATAGATGTTAATATATATATGTTATATAATATTGGTTATCTATATTATACTAAACATCATACCGGTAATGCTACATTTTTCTTTATAGATAACTTACAAGTTATAGATAGTGCGAGTTATAAATGTATTGACGGTGTTTTAAGTATAACTTCATTGCGTGATTTAAGCATTGATATATATGCTAATCATGGGACACTGAGTATAAGCGGTGATATGTTTAAGAAGTTAAATGGACTCCCATATATTAACAACTCCATGTATCAGAATGGTGGTAAGAAACGAAAAGGTGACACTAAACGAAAAGGTGACACTAAACGAAAAGGTGACACTAAACGAAAAGGTGACACTAAACGAAAAGGTG